CTAATTTAAATAGTTAACACCAGAATCGTTGATCCCTGCATCAATGTAATCAATCCGCTTTTGCAACTCACTGACAATGTACCTGGCTTGCTCGACCGTTATCTCCATTGTCTGAATAACTTCTGTATTAGATAACATCGGGGGACTTTTTACCTTGGCCTTGAAAATCATTGATTTGCTGCGGGTTGAGTGGCTTATAGTCAAAGAGTCAAATTTATAGATCACAGAAAAATTCTGTTCGAAGCCTTTTGTCGCTGACATGAGTAGAACCTCAAATAGATAAGATACTGTTTAAATATACAGTATAAATTATCTGGCCGCCAATGTGTTTTAAGTGAGTAGTGGGGCAAGAATGGGGCAAAACATTTTCATGTACGTGTAGATTTGTGCGTAGTTGCATTTTTGAGGATTGCGTTAAATGGCTGATATTTCACGATTGTGTAGGTAGGTGCAGAGTGGCGATACATAGGCTCAACACTGAATAGACGTATTGAGCCATTCAGCTTACTCTTTAGGCATTTCTCTACATAAAGAATCGTAGATATCAATAATTGAGTGTACAGCCTGTCTTATTTCACTTTCATTAAGAGTGGAAATAGTTGCCTGAGCGGTACCTTCACTTCCAGAAGCAGACTTGTTGTTTAGTGAGGTCGCTAATTCAGTGAACTTTTCTCTTAGGTACTCAGGAAGATCTATCTCTGGTTTGATGTGGATAAGATTGTCAACAAAAGCATTCAACAGTCTTTCCCGCTGAGTGCCCTGTCCAGCCAAATTATGAACTGCAATGTGAAACAATTCCCATCCGCTACTGTATTGCATAAATATGCCCTCCTATAGAATAAAAGTTAAACATATAGATACAAAAATGCCCCAACATTTCTGAAGAGGCATTTTGATTTTCAAAGGAGCCGCGTATCTTTTGCGTATCCTTTTTGGTCTAAACTAGGTCAGTGCTTCGTCCGGTCATTTATCATAAGTCACTGGTTTATATGATACTGTCCGGTCACTGTCCTATCAAAAGTGGTGGAGCTGGGGGGATTTGAACCCCCGTCCGAAATTACTACATTATTATTTGTTGGGTGCGCACTAATCAATATTACTCTAACTTCATGTTATTTATTGTTTTAAGTTGGTATGAGTTTGTGCGAATTAGTATTAGTTTGTACCCTTTGCCGCCATTATGCCGCCAATTTTTGGCTTCCAGTTTAAACCAACAAGGGGGTTTTTGGTCGTCGCATCTTCAAGGTGTTCGGGCGCAAAAATGGGCATATACCATTGTCATTTTTATATCGACATGCCCGAGTATTTCACGCAGTACGAGTATGTTCCCCCCATTCATCATAAAGTGACTGGCAAAGGTATGGCGTAATACATGTGTACACTGTCCATCAGGTAGTTGAATGCCTGCCCTTTTTACTGCTCTTTGAAATGCTTTTCTGCACGGAGTAAATAGCGCTCCCCGATTGTGTGGCATTTCGTCATAAAGTTCTTGAGTTATTGGCACTGTGCGGTTTTTCTTACCCTTGGTTTTTGTATATGTAATTCGGTATTTTGCTACTTGTCGGCCTTCTAATTTTTCTGCTTCACTCCAACGCGAGCCTGTAGAAAGGCATATTTTTGCAATTGTTAGTAAGTGTGGATTGGTTGATTCAGCGCATGAGTCTAATAATCGTTTTATTTCTAACGGTTCTAGATAGGCAAGTTCACTCTCGGCAATTTTAAAAGTTGGCAATCCTGTTAAGGGATTAGGTGCAGGCCAGTGCCCTAATTTTTTTAATGTTCCAAAAACGGCCGATAAATTCATTTGCTCAAGGTTTATTGTGCGTGGTTTTACTTTTGCTAGTAAATTACCATTAGTTCCTTTTATTTCGCCTTTGAGCCTTTTTTCTCTATATTTTGAAAAATCAGCAGCGGTAATTTCGCTTGCAATAGGATTGCCTAAGCCTTGGCAAATTATTTCTAACTTAGCATTCATTCTTTCCGGGTCAGCTAACGTTTGCCCATAAAGGGAATCCCATAGTTTTATTAGCTCAGATAAAGTACGTTTATCGGCTTTCTCACCGAGCCAAGGTTTGTTATTAGCTTCATCCATTTTAAAGATTTCATAAGCTAATGCCTCACCTTTAGTCGCAAACTGTTTTCTTACCCGTTTACCATTTCGCCCACTGGGGTAGCATTCACAGATCCATTTTCCAGAGGAAAGTTTTCTTACCGTCATGTGGCTACCAGTTAATTTTTGATTAACGTTAATACAACGCGGGCTACCAGTTTCACCTCTTCTAAAGAACATTCAAAAGAAACGTCTTCACCGGTAATTTTTACTCGGCCAATCGGAATGCGAGTAAGTTTTTTAATACTTGATCTCCCCTCAATTTCGATAAGCCATAATCCGTCTGATACCTCTTTTATTTCTTTATCCAAAAAGTAGGTCGAATCACCATCAATAAGAATTAGTGCTTTCGTCAAATTACTTGGGAGTAGCGCTTTATCAATCATCAAATAGTTAGCAGGATGCAACTTACCATCAATAAGTTTTAGCTTATCAATAGGCTCAATATCTGTTGCTGGGTCAAAGGTCATTGAGCCTTCACCCGTGGTTAACCATTTAAGTGACACACCTGTTTCTAAGGCACATTGAATTATCCAATCAGCGGGAAATGTATCCCGTGAATATCTATTTGCCATAGTGCTTTTCGAAACGCCGACCTGTTCACACAATGCTTGGCGTGTCCGGAATCCATAAGCAGCGAGTAGGCGTTCTATTGCTGCTTTCCCTCCAACGTTTGGATCTATCTTGTACCCATCTGTGAACTTTTCCATTGACACTTCCCATATGTGGACTTAGTATCCTGTGAGTACCCAGATGTGAACATAAGGGTAACTCATGCGAACTTATACTAACTTAACCGGAGATTTTGCCTCATGAGTTCACAGATATCAATCAGTATCCCAAGTGCTGTTGTTACTCCAAAGGAGTTTGCTTCACTTGAAAATGTATCTATTCATACGGTGTATTCATGGGTGAAAAAAGGGTGGTTGACTCTACGCCCTAAGAGACATGCACATAGCCGCTCCAAAATTCTTTATGCCAAGTACAAAAAAAAGCAGCAATCGGAAATTTATGGTCATTCGAATATTGAAATCAATATCGATCCATTGATGCCATTTTGAGAACTCAAGAGGCTTTTGGCTATGTTTGATTATCAGGTTTCTAAACATCCTTGCTTCGATGTGGCCATGCGCCGGTTTGCTTTGACGCATAACCTCAGTGAGCTGGCTGGCCGTGTTGGGATGAATCCGCAGACTTTGCGTAACAAACTCAATCCTGATCAGCCGCATTACCTGAATGTTATGGAGTTACTGACATTAACGGACATTACAGAAGATCCAACATTGTTGGATGGTTTGCTGGCGCAGCTGCAATGCTTACCTGCTGTTCCAGTCAATGAAGCCTCCCCCAGCAATTTACCTACCCATGCGCTTAGTGCTACGGCGGCAATCGGTGCGATTGCCGGTGAAACTGTAGCCACCGAGCCTATGACGCAATCCCGTAGAAACGCCATTTTTGACCGTGCGAATCAGGCTATTCGCGAACTCCAGCTCATTCGTTTTGTTGTATCGGTTGAAATGCGGTTTCAATCCACGCCAGCACTGGCCGCAGCGGTTGATTTTATCAGCGCCAGCGGGCTGGTTCCGGGCCTGAACTGAGGAACACATGAAAGTTTTCGCTAACTACCTGAAACAACAATCACCCAGCCAACAATTAAACCATTTTGGCCACGGCTGGATTGAATTACCAAACGGCCAGCGCTGGCAACCTTGTACCAGCCGAGTGACGTTTTTAGGGGAATCACGTAAGCCCATTTTTAAAGGTAAACGCCGTCGGTGGTGGTTCCGTTTGATGGGATTGAGGGGGTAACCATGTCAGCCAATAACAGCAAATGGATAGCCATTATCCGCAACAAAGTGACCGGCAGTCACAGCCGGGCAAGGGTGATATGGGAAAAGCTCCCGGCACAGCACCGAGGGATTTTACTCCATTCCGCAGGTATGAAATCAGAGCACTGCCGGTATATGTGGGATGATTTTTCCCGTGAAGAATTACACCAGTTACAGCGAGGGATTCAGCGATTACGGGCGTTGGTGGATACGTTCGGCCAAGTGGGTTCGTTGGATTTTGTAAAAGAAAGCAAATGTAGCGGGAAGTTACCCAATCAACCGGCCCCTATCAAGACTTACGGCCCGGAAATGATTGCAGCCCAATCGATGGCCAATATGCATTACACCGATAATTAAGGAAGCAAGATGAAAGCAATATCAGTAGATAGAAATGGCCTGTTAGACGACTTTAGCCATTGGGGCGTGGCTCATAATTACGCGCAATTCTTCTTGGGTAAATGTCGGTTAGCGGGTAACAGCGTCGAACTACAGCCAATTATGTTTAATGACACCATTCATCTGACTAACCCACACCAATGGTTTTCTGCTCATACCGCATTTTGGTGCCGGGCATACCGTGAGGCTGAATCAATTAGTGATCAGGTCGAAGCGCTGGCCTCTATTCGCGCCATTTATCATATGTCCGGTTGGCTGGGATTAGGCTCTTTAACTTGCATGATTAATAACTGGTGGAATAGAACCATTGAGATCCACGGCTTGACGCAAATTAACCACTCTTGTGCGTCAGCCAGCACTACCAAACAACTGCATTAATTAACTCAAAACCATAAATACCAACGGCCTCCCATCGGTGGCCGGGGATTTTTATTACCTAAATTCGGAGTAAACACCATGCATATGCACAAAACAGTAGGGCAGGAAATGAGTAATCGGGCCGCAGCTGAGTCCCGTCAGCATGCTTTGCTAATAGCCAGAAAAGAGGCTCGGATAGACACCATTGTTAAGTTATCTGGCCATTTTGACCGGTTGGCCACTGACATTGCTAATAAGGGAATGTCTTCAACTGAGATTGTCGAGTTACTGCGGCAGGTTGCGGAAAACATGAGTCGTGGGCGGGTCTGGAGCGAATGACCGCTACCATCCAGCGCCCAGTAAATGACTTTATGGACGGGGATATTTTATCCCTGTCTTTACCTTTTAATGGCGAGTTCAGCCGGGAGCCGGAGGGGCCGCGCCGCCCGCAAGATATCAGTATCACCGAAGACGAACTCTTTGTTCAGAACCCTACCGATCACCAATGGCGCAGCCAGTATTTAGGCGGAATGCCCCAATTTCTGGCCCGTTATTTTGGTGATCGCTACTCCAACCTGTACCAATCAAAAGGCCGTCGCCATGCCAATACATTCTTACGCACCACGGTGGGCGAGAATGTATTGCCACGTCTACAGATGGTTAACCGCCAGTACCAGCCGGTCATCAAAGCGCCCGGCTTTTTACCGTGGCCCTTTGCCGACGACTTAGAACGCCTGCCATCGTTTGGCCGGGATGAGTTACGCAACTTGTCCCACCGGGTAGCTGATTTTATGTCTGAGAGTTTTACCGACTATATCGAACGTAATTTTACCGGGCAGAGCAGCGACCCAACAGAACTCTGGAAGCGCACCCAGCGGGCATACAGATGCCTTGTTGGTTTATGCAAACAAGTGGGAACTGAACCGCCGTACTGGCGCGAATTCACTTCCAGCCGCAAGACAATCAACCCGCGAAAAATTGAATCTGGCCTCCTGCGCATGATGGCACCGGATTGGTGGCGGGTGCGGTTAAAACGCATGCGCGATGTGCGCCGGGAACATATGGCCATTGCGGTGGGGCAAGTACAGAAGTCAGCGTCAGCCTATGTCAGCCGCTCAACCATGGCTGAATGGGTAGAGCAAAAACGGCGTAACCGGGAATTTTTCAAAGCGTTTGAGCTGGAAAATCAGGACGGTGAACGGGTTTCGTTAGAAGACATGGTGAATGGCAGCAACGCCAATCCCGCAATACGGAGATGTGAACTGATGGTCAGAATGCGAGGTTTTGAAGATTTAGCCACTGAAATGGGCTGTGTGGGGGAGTTTTACACCATCACCGCGCCGTCTAAATATCATGCGGTCTATCACGGTGGCGGCTTTGTTACTAACTGGAATGGGGCCAGCCCACGCCAGACACAAAAATACTTATGCAGCGTATGGGCTAAAGCCCGTGCGGCCATTGCCCGCGCTGGGATTAATGTCTTTGGTTTTAGGGTGGTAGAGCCGCATCACGATGGCACCCCACACTGGCATGTGTTGCTGTTTATGCTGCCGCAACACGTTGATCAGGTGCGTGACATTCTTTGCTATTACGCCCGGCTGGAAGATTCCGAGACATTGCAAAGCCCCGAAGCACTGAAAGCCCGTTTCCATGCTGAACCCATTGATCCGGCCAAAGGCAGTGCAACCGGCTATATTGCGAAATATATCTCAAAGAATATCGATGGTTACGCGCTGGATGATGAGCAAGACGGCGAGACGGGCGGTAATGCGCGAGAGATGGCCAAAGCCGTTACCGCATGGGCCAGCCGTTGGCGTATCCGGCAGTTTCAGCAAATCGGTGGTGCGCCGGTCACTGTCTGGCGCGAGTTACGCCGCTTGCCCGGAGACGGGCAAATACTGCCGGATCAGGATATGGATAACGTGCGTTTTGCCGCTGATGTGGGTAACTGGTACGCCTACACCGAGTTTCAGGGCGGCCCGATGGTGAGCCGGGATTGTTTGACCGTGCGCCTGTCATATGAAATCACCGAAATGGGCAACATCTACGCCGAAGATGTTAAACGGGTTTTGGGTATCTATTCGCCGTTACTGGGGGAGGACTCCGCCGTTTGCACCCGTCTGGTTAAGTGGCAGATTGTGCCGAAGTTGGCCGAAAGCGTAGCGCAGGCCGGGGGTTTGGCTTTTTCTGGCGGCAACGCCGCCGCTAGGAGTTCTGTCAATAACTGTACGCCGGATGCCCGGCAACGATTATCACAAGAATTACGCCTTAGAGGTTTTTGGGGTGATGAAGAGGAAATCGCGATACTGGAACGGGGCAGCAGCTTGCAATTTTACGGTGATCGCTCAGTAAGGTTAATAAATGGTCGGTTAGAAGAGGTGGCCCCACGGCCAGAACACCAGCGCTGGCCGGGCTGGAATTGATTTCGCTCATGAAATTCTGAGGAAACAGGCAGTTAGCTGTTTCCAATTTCCTTAATTTTACTATACTGTATATAAATACAGTATAAACATGATGAATGGAGGAAATCGTGACGGATTTATTTTTTGAATCTTTAGCTTTGCAGCGCATTGATTTGGTTGCAAGGTTGGTCACGAATAACCAGTGCAATGAAGAGGACAGAGATTTGGCATTAGTCTGGATTGCCGAAATGACTACCGCATTGACCATTGAACTGGATAAGCAGCAACAAAAAGGCCCCCATATTGGAGGCCAGTAGTCAGGCGGCTGATGCGCTACCTTGCAATAGGTTAAGCATCATTTGCCGCTGCTGTGGATTCATGGAATCGACAACGGTTTTAATCAGTTTATCCCCGGTTTTAGCGCTGGGGCTAATGGTATGTGAAAAGGTCACATTCATTACAAAAGTGTGGCCACATTCCACATCATTACAGGCGCAATATAAATCTGAAATCTGCCGATGTTTACGGTTGGTTTTTCGGATAATGGCCGCGCCACCGCATTCAGGGCATAAGACTTTCATCACTCGCATGTTTCTGGCTCCAAAAGTGGCGAACTTCTGGAATTTTAACGTGTTTCTGCTCATAACGCACCCGATTGTGTATCTTCAATGTCGAATTTAACGTGCAAATGCGCCGGGATCTGTGGGTCGCTGTTGATGGCGTCCATAATCATGCGTTGCAGCGGAATAACTTCATCTTTGCGGTAGGTTGCCCGCGCCTTTTCCGGGTCACCTAATCCCGCGCTATTGCTGGGAATAATGCCCGCCAGCCCTGCCGGGTAACGGTGAGCGGTCAAAATATCCTGCGCACTAATATTCTTGATATTGGCAAATTCATCTTTAGCGCTGATATCGCCAATTGGGATAAATTTAATCCCCTCCGGGTCACCTTTCGGAATGTTGACAAACAAGGTGCTGAAATTGCCGATCCCCTTGCTTTGTTCCAGACTTTTAATAATCTCGTCTTCCACTTCGGTACTGAGATTCGGGTCATTGGTGTAGATAATCCCGCCGGTGTGCGCCCCGTTGTGATAGTAACGGCGGCGAAAAATAGTGGCTTCGGAGTTGAGCAAGGCGGCATGAATCCCACCGATGTAATCCGGCAGGCCATACACCTGCTGTTGCGGGTCATACTGTTTGAGGTAAACCACATCCTCCTGGCTATAAACCAGCGGTTCCCCTTTCTGCAAAATCACAATGCTGTCATCTTTACGCACTCGCAAATAAAGCGAGGGCAGCGGAGCCAGTGCTACCACTTCACCCCAGCCGTTACGCACCTTGGCGATGGCCACATCACCAAAGGTCAGATAATCGAACACCCCGGCTTTTAGTTCCTCATGGGTCAGACCGCCACCGACGTAATCCGCCGCCACCATATTGCGCCGGGCATAGAGAACGCCGCCGTGCTGGCCATTGAGATTAACCAGTTGGGCAAGGGCTAGCCGGTCAATGGGTTGGCTATAGTGGTCAAAATCACTGTCATACCAGATTTCCTGATAATCGGTGCCAGTGGTTAAAACCGGCTCGGGCTTGCCCAAACTGATAATGCTCATTTTGCTGGCGGAATGGGTCACTGGGGCGCGGCGGTACTGTTTTTTCTTCTTCATGCGGCTTTGCTCGTCTTCCATGTGGATTTACGTTTATGCTCAAAGTTGAGCGCTTCGTTATCTATTGCGTGGGCGATGGCGAAAAATACATCGGCATGGCCAGTTTCTTTGGTGCGGTCTGCGACAAAGGTCATGCCGCCGCCCTTGGCGGTACTGGTGCGACGAATGGCCAGAAACGAGGCCGGGATCTCTTTTGCTTCGCCGTCCCATTCAATGCGCTGGCTTTCAATGACATCTATCATTTTCATCACCAGCCGGTTCTTACTTTCCAGCCCGTAGTGAATCGCCACCGCTTGGCGCATGGCAAAGTTCTGCACCAGCTCAAATACGCCGCTGCCGATACCGGTAATATCTACGCCGATGTAGGTCATGTTGTAGCGCTGAAACAGTTCTTTTATCTGGTTGGCCTGATAGTTAAAGTTCAGCCCCTGCCAGTAGAACGTGGCCAGCACCCGAAAGCGCTCACCCTCGAACTGAGGCGGGGCAATAATGACAAAGGTTGAGGTGTCACCGCTGCGGGCCGGGTCAAAGCCGCCCCACACCTCGCGGTTACCGAATGGCCGTGGCGCACTGAAATCATGGTCTTGCCACATCTCAATATCGACGCCGCATTTTTCCAGCATATGGAATTTAAATACGCTGTCGCCGCTGTCCACAAACACACACATATAGAGCATGTTAAAGGTGTCGCGGTTGTACTTATTGCGCAGGCGTTCGATATTGGCCAGATTGAAACCGCCGTCTATCGCATCCTCTAACGTAATGACATAACGCCACTGGCCATCGGGGCAGAGTCGCCCGCCGTCGCGGTACTCGTCGAATTCCGGGAAGGTGATTTTGCTGCGCTGCTTGTCGCCTTGCTTCCACTCATCACCCGTCCAGAACGGATAGCCCTGATGGGTCTTGGCGCTGGGTGTGGAGAAATAGGTGGTGCGCCATTTATCATGGGTGGCCATGGCACTGGCCACTTCATTTAATTTGGCAAAATTCGGTACCCACAAATATTCATCGCAATACAGGTGGCCGCTGTAGGATTGTGCGGTGTTCTTGTTGGTAGACAGGAAACGCAACTCCGCGCCGTTACTGAGGCGTATTGGGTTACCGGTCAGTGTTACCCCAAAGAACTGCTGCGCGATATTAACGATATACGAGCGGAATACTTCGGCTTGCGCACGGGAGGCAGACAGGAATATTTGCGGATCGCCGCTGATAATCGCGTCTTCCAGTGCTTCAAAGGCGAAATACCACGTTGCCCCAATCTGGCGGCTTTTCAGGATATTGCGGATAGCGTGATGTTTATTGGCCCGCAGGTACTGCTGATAGAAAAACAGCGTTTCCCCGGCAAACAATTCCAGTTCTTCTTGTTGAATGCCTGAAATATCATTTTTGCGGTATTTACGTTTCCCGCCGCCATTCTCATCCCGCGCGGCAGCTTCTTCACCGCTGGCATAACTGCCTTGTGTCTGCGCTTTAATTGCCGCTAGTTTTTCCGCGTGTTTACTCTTCTGCGCCATTAATTTGCAGTGCTGGGCGATTAAGCTGTCTATCTCTTTTAATTCCAGCTCGTTTTTATTATCGCGATTGGCCAGCACCAATATACGGCGGTTGATTGCCTCCTCAATACTTTCATGACTGAGCATATCAGCCCAATGCCATTTTTGTGCCCAATAGTAAATAATCCGCGCATTAGGCAGATTTAATTCATTGGCGATTTCTTTCGGTGTCCACCGATGTAAATAAAGTGAACGCGCCACACCGATAATAGTTTGAGAGTGTTTAGCCATAAACGTAATTATGCGGTGTTTATTTCGGATAAACGTTATTAATAAATCGGTCTTATTCGGCTAACGGGTTATATCCGAATCAAACCGAAATAGGGTGAGTGCGTCGATTAAAATAATCCGCAATACTGCATATCTCGAAACAAACACAATATTTAAAAGTAGGGTTATGTCTAATTCACATTTAATGACTGGCTGGATTTGTGTTTGCGCTGAGGGGGAAACAGTTGATGGGCGTGAAATTAAACGAAAATGGATCACTGACGCCGCAGAAACCTATAACCCGCAATTGTATACCGCATTGTTGTGGCCTGAACATTCCCGCAATTTTGGGAATATGGGTCAGGTACTGGAATTAATAAGTGAGGAAGACGGCGAGGGCATTATGCGACTTTACGCCCGCCTCTGTCCTAATCTCTCTCTTATGCAGGCCAATGTGGCCGGACAACTGATTTTCTGTTCCGCTGAGTTTACGCCTGACGGCAACTTTCGAGGAACGGGAAAAAGTTATCTGGAAGGGTTAGGGGTGACAGATGAACCCGCCAGTGTTTACACCGAAAGAATGCGTTTTAACAGCCGTAATAAAAACAAACGTTATGGTGCGCTAAAGCCATTAGTTATTGATGAAGTCACACCGATTAAAGAGGCTAGAGAAATGGCAGCAGGTAAAAATAAAAGTAAATGGCGCAGTCTGTTTAATATTCAGGACGAGGAACAGCCGGGCGAGGAAGCAGCTTCAGCGCCAGACGATAAGATCCAAGTATTGGCACAGGCAGTTGCCGATTTAGAAGCACGAGTGTTGTCACTGGAAAATAAAACAGATGCGACGGACACAGCAGTAGAAGATGTTGTTGCTGATGTTGAAGTGGTAAAGGAAGTGGTGGATACCGAAGACTTTGCAAAATTGCGTGATAACCTGCCAGGCATTATTAAGAACTTTGGAAAGTTGGAAAATAAAGTTACTAAATTACCGAATAAATTTTCTAAAGGTGAGGGTAAAAAGCCGTTTAAATTCCTTTAAGCTGCCAGTTACTTTTTATTTATTTTAATTTCACCGTAATGGTGGGGGATAGTTATGTTTTTAAATCAACGGGCGCGTGAATTTCTTGCAAATTATAGCGCCGGTTTAGCGAGTGAATATGGGGTTAATGATCCCTCACGATATTTCGCATTAACCGATCCAAAAGAAACGGCCATGCGTTCAGCCTTGCTGGAAAGGGCTGATTTTCTTTCCATGATTACCTGTGCTGATGTAGACCAATTGCAGGGGCAGGTCGTTTCGGTGGGTAATCCGGGCATCTTTACCGGGCGTAAAGAGGGGGGCCGTTTTATTCGTGAAACCAATGTTGACGGCAATGAATATAAACTGGTTAAAACCGATTCAGGTGCCGCTTTAACGTGGGATTTGCTGTCTATTTGGGCCAATGCGGGTGATGAAAACGAATTTTTCCAGCGCATGCAGGATTTCACCAACGAATCATTCGCACTGGATATGATTCGAATCGGTTGGAATGGTAAGACGGCTGAGAAGTCTACTGACCCCATCAAGTTCCCTAACGGGGAAGATGTCAATATCGGCTGGCATGAGATTGTCCGTAAATATAACAAGGGTAATCAAATCATTTCGACGCCAGTCACGCTGGATGAAAAGGGTGATTACAAATCATTGGATGCGATGGCTTCCGACTTGATTAACGACAAAATTCCGCAGCAATTCCGTAATGACCCGCGTTTAGTGGTGTTGGTCGGGGCTGATTTGGTGGCGGCAGAGCAGTATCGCTTGTATCAAAAAGCCGACCGGCCAACAGAAAAAATCGCTGCGCAGATGCTATCTGATTCAATCGCCGGACGCCCTGCAATGGTACCGCCGTTTATGCCGGGTAAACGCATGGTTGTAACGATGCTGAGTAACTTGCATATCTACACCCAGCGCAATACCCGCCAGCGTAAAGCGGAGTTTGTGGAAGACCGCACGCAGTACGAAAACAAATACCTGCGTAACGAGGGTTATGCCATTGAGTTCCCCGAAATGTATGCCGCTTTTGATGAGTCGGCGGTGACTATCGGCGAAATTCAGGAACCAAGCAACCCGCCAGCCGGGGAGTAAGAGAGCATTATGGCGTTATCACCCGCACAGCGTCACTCAGCAATGATCGCGGCTAAACGCAAACTGGATGACCACCAGTCATTGACCGGTTCTACCAGTATGCACCTGCAAAAGATGGCTATCGAGAAAGATGCCCAACGGCTGCACGGGCTGACTCTAGCTGAAAAAGTGCAGTTGAAACGCCGGGAACTGCTGCCCCGCTGGTTACCCAGTGTTGACGCGTATTTGGCGGCAGGTGAGGTCTACAGCAATCCGGTATTCACTTACTGCATTGCATGGCTGTTTGATGTTGGGGACTTTGATCAGGCGCTGGATTGGGCAGACGTAGCAATAGAGCAGCGGCAGATAACGCCTTTTGGTAAGCGGCGCAGTATTTCCCACTTTGTGGCCGATAGCATGCTGGCGTGGTCTGAGGCCAGCATGGACGCGGGCCAGAGCATTGAGCCGTATTTCTCGCGAGTATTCGACAACGTGCGGGATAACTGGCGTATCCCGGAGCAGGCCAGTGCCAAGTGGTTCAAGTTTGCCGGGCTGATGCTGTTGCGTAATGACAAAGGGGAGCCGTTGCCCAGTGCCATAGAGGATGTGGCCACGTTGCAACAGGCTGATGCGCTACTGGCACAGGCTAACATCTTCCATCCGGGGTGTGGCGTTAAAACCCATCGGCAACGGATTGCCGCCCGATTACGGATGCTAGACAAAGAATAATAACGACTACCGAGAGCCAAAGCGGGCGCGGTGGAGGCTGCAACATTGGTTCGCAGGCCGTGGAAACCGGTCTGCCCGCTTTTTTCGGGAGCTGTATGTTTAACGGAAAAGAAATTGATTATCAGGATGTTGAACTGACCAATGACGGATTTTGGCCAGATCTCAATTTAAGCGAGTTTCAGCGTAACCGTAGTATTCCGGCTGATATTGATGCTGATACGCAAGCCGATGCGTTGCTGGCCAGTGTGGCCGAAGTGAATTTAGACCTGCGCCAGTTAGCGGTGGGTTATGTGGCTAAGGGATACCAACAGGCCGCAGCGGTGCCGGGCGTGGCGATGAACGGGCAAACAGCACTGATTAGTCAGTATAAAAAGGCCGTCTTTGCCCGCGCCAAAGCTGATTTACTGGGGGAGTATTCGACGCAGTTTAGCCGGGTACCCAATGCCGGGCAGGAAAACCCCGAAACCCGCAGCCGCTTGCTGGCAGAGGCCAGCACGGTATTGCGCAATATGAAAGGTGTGGGCCGCTGCACCGTGAGGCAGATATGAGCAAATTACAGTCATTAACCGCCTTTGTGCAGGGCAATTTACCGCAACGGCTGCGCAAGCTGGAATTTAACAGCGACATGGACGAACTGCGCTTTATTCCGGCGCAGCGGGATTTAGGGCTGGATCAGTATCAACTGGCGTTGATGCAGTTTGATGCGGTGCTGAGTTGGGGCCGCTTCCCATACCGCGACTATGACCCGCGCAACCTGTGCGCTTTGTTGCTGGTGTGGATGATTGAGAATGGCCCCGACTACGGCCCGGAGCCGGAATTACCGAGTATTGATATTGATGTGATCGACGATAAAACCGCCATGGTGGTGGTGTCGATGGCCATCACTGAATCACTGAGTATTAAACAAGATGAGGCCGGGGATATCCCCTTTCAGGGGGCTAAATGGCGGCTGACCGATCCGCAGTTATGGCTGGCCACGGATGGCGCGATATTTGGCGCGGATACGCAGGGTGCGCCGATTGGTGAACACGGATGATTATCAACGGCGAACTGAGTAAAAAACAGTTAACCGAGCTGCAACAGGCACTTAAACAACTGGAGTTACCGCCCCAAAAACGCCAGCGGTTGTTATGGCGGCTGGCCAAGTACGGGGTGATTGTTGCGGCCAAGCGCAATGTGCGTAACCAGCAGTCACCGGATGGCACTCCGTGGCAGGGACGGCAGACCAACCAGCGCGGCAAGATGCTGCGCAATATGCCGAAATTGCTGCATATCCGTGAAATGCCGGAGATAAGCGCGGTCAGGCTCTATTTGCAGGGCGGTGGCTACCGCAACGGCGAAAAACCAGTACCGGCGGGCGTGGTGGGGTACGGTCAGCAAAACGGCATGCATGTGACCATTAACCGCAGCGCCGTGGCTAAATCAATCCCCCCGGAGCGGCCCGCCACTGTCAAACAGGCCAAAAAGCTACGGGCCTTGGGTTACCGGGTAAAACAGGGTAAGCGCTGGCGCAAGCCGCCTTACAAAGAAATTGTAGGAAAAATGCGTTTCGCCCAAGCGGGTTTGCTGATTAAAAAACTGAGTGGCAAGGCGGCTAAATCAGCGTGGACAGTGGACGTCCCGGCGCGTGAGTTCTTGGGCATGAGCGACGACGATTTTAATAAAGCCTTAGCGCGTCAGTTACAGGCCATCGGGTTTGGCTGGGACGTCAAAGCACAGGATATGAAGGGGTAACGATGAGTTGGCCACAAGTCAATATTGACCAAAAAAACCAGTTACAGGGTGAAACCAAAGAGATTGAACGGGCCGTGCTGGTTATCGGTACCGGCAAGGTTAACACCGGGAAAACGCTGGCGGTGAACACGCAGACTGATTTTGATGTGTTGCTGGGGCAGGACGCCAGCGCGGTAAAAAACTGCACCAAAGCCGCGATGCTCAATGCCGGTCAGAACTGGAACGGCTTTGTGCATGTACTGGCGCAACCGGCCAAAAATGAAGAGCTTAACCCGCAGGCATGGGTGGATGCTGTCAAAGCGGCCCAATTGGTGGCCAGTGTTGAGGGCGTAGTGGTGGTGTTACCCGCCGATAAAGCCACCATCAGCGACGCCGCCAGCTTGCGGGCTGAATTGCTGGCCAAGTTTGGCCGCTGGGTATGGTTCGTACTGGCCGTTGATGGCCCGCAAGCCGAAGAGGGCTGGCCGGAGTATTTGGCCCGTCTGGCCGCATTACAACAGGGTGTTGCGGCGTCGGCGGTGCAACTGGTACCACGGTTGTGGGGCAATGAGCCGGGGGTGTTGGCGGGGCGTTTATGTAACCGCGCCGTGACCATTGCTGATAGTCCGGCTCGTGTCGCCACTGGCCCGCTACTGGAAATGGGCAGCGATACGCAGCCAGTGGATGGCAAAGGTGTTGCGCTGGATTTGGCCACCTTGCAGGCGCTGGAAACCCTGCGCTACAGCGTCCCAATGTGGTACCCGGACTATGACGGCATGTACTGGGCCGATGGCCGCACATTGGATGTGGAGGGCGGGGATTATCAGGCAATTGAAAGTCTGCGCATTGTTGATAAAGCGGCCCGCCGTATTCGCTTACAGGCGATTGCCAAGATTGCAGACCGTTCACTTAACAGCAGCCCCGGCAGCATTGCCGCGCACAAAACCTATTTTTCCAAGGTACTGCGCGAGATGGCCAAAAGTACACAAATCAACGGGATCACCTTTCCCGGTGAAGTGAAACCACCACAAGAGGGCGATGTGGTGATTACGTGGCGCACCGCCACCAAAGTGGAAATTTATATTGTGGTGCGCCCGTATGAATGCCCGAAAGGTATCACGGTGAGTTTGATGCTGGATACCACACTGGAGGATAGCCAATGAGTACCCGTATTTCTGGCCAGTCGGTGGATATCAATATGGACGGTGATTTGATCCATGTGGAAAAAATCGGGCTGACCATTACCGATAACAGCGGCCCGGCACAGACTAATGGTGTGCCGGATGGGGATGTAAAAGGCGATGTTGGCGGCGAGGGGGACATAGAAGTTAGCACCAAAGTGCTGCAACAGTTGACCGCCAAAGCCTCACGCGCCGGTTCATGGCGCGGTATCCCGGCGTTTGACATCTTGTTCTATGCCAAAGCCGGGGAAGAAGAGCTGAAAGTGGAGGCGTTCGGCGTGAAATTGAAATTTGATTCCGCGCTGGATGTTGACCCGAAAGGCGGGGCGGTGCTGACCCATAAAATTAAGTATTTCATTACCAGCCCGGATTTTGTGCGTATCAACGGCATTCCCTATCTGGAAGCGGAAGCCACGCGCAATCTGATCGGCTAGGGGGCAAGGATGCAGGAACATGAAAAAACTTTTCTCGGACTGGCCATTCTAGGCGGACTGATTGCACTGGGAAAGGTATTGGCCAGTGATGAACCAATCACTGTCCGGCTGTTTGTGGGGCGGGTGATATTGGGATCAGCCACCTCGGTGGCAGCGGCGGCAGTATTGGTTTGGGTGCCGGGGATTTCTCCGCTGGCGGTAACCGGGTTAGGGGCTGCGGCAGGTATTGCCGGGCATCAGGCGGTTGAGCTGTGGTTACGCCGCCGGGGCAGCAGTTTATTAAAGGGAAAGAAACCATGACGTTAAGTGAAAAACAGCAGTTATTTACCCAACTGATTGCGCAGTTAATTAGCTGGGCCGGGGAACGGGGTTACCGTCTGACCTTGGGTGAAGCCTATCGCACCCCGGAGCAGGCCAAACTGAATGCCAAAGCGGGAACCGGTATCAGTAACAGCCTGCATACCTCGCGGCTGGCAGTGGATTTTAATCTGTTTATTAACGGGGTGTATCAGACCAAAAGTGAGGCGTTTTTACCTTTGGGCGAATATTGGGAATCGTTGGGCGGGACATGGGGCGGGCGCTTCAAATCCAATCCCGATGGTAATCACTTTAGCCTTGAGCATAACGGGGTGCGCTGATGGCCAAGATACTGGCGCTGATAGTGGCGGCATTTGTGGCTGGGTGGTATCTCAATGATTTACAGCATGACCGTCTGGAACTGAGTATTACCCGTGCCGCCAACACAGCGGCAGAACAGGGCCGGACAATTTCGGAGGGCATAGCCAGTGATTCAGCCCGGCAACTGGAGGATAAGCTGGAAGCGTTGCGCCAGCAGGGTGATAAATACCAGCCGGTTATTCACACGGAAATTATTAAGCCGGTGTTTACTAATGTGTGTGCTACTGATGAATATGTCCGGTTGTTCAACGAAAGTAGTGATGCCGCCGAACGTACCTTATCAGGAAAATCAGCTCACTAAATGCAGCACCCTATTACCCCGATTAACCGGTACGACCGGTAATGATTTTGATAATGCCTTACGCGCCTATCGCAGTATTTATACCTTATGCGCGGCGCGACACAACCAACTCATTAATGAAATAACTTTACGACAAGGAAATAAATAACATGGCCGATAAACATAAAATTGTATTAGCAGTGGGTGGCGTTGAACTTATTTTTGAACCAAACACTACCGCTTATAACGGTTTAATTAATGATATGGCAATGGATAATAAAATTGCCCCGGCGTTTAAATATCTGCGCCGTATTATCAGTAAAGAAACCAAAGAAGCATTAGACGAAATTTTAAAAACACCGGGTGCAGCTTTGCAATTGGTTGACCAAGTGAACCAAGTCTATGCGCCGAAATTGGAAATTGAAGTAAAAAACTAACCCAACGGTTACGGGCCATTGAAAGTAATTCAATTGAACAATTTCTTATTCTACGCCGCCATTATCTGCCACATGAAAATGACGATATAGAAAGTTTCGCCCGTGCCGTTTGGTTGGATAACCGTTATTGGGATAACACCCGTATTTCTATTGCCAATGGGATTGGCTTGGCATTTAAAGGCGACTAATGAAACACCTCGATTTTACTTTAAGCATGATTGATAAAATCACGCGCCCGTTAAAGCAGGTGCAATCCTCCGTTAAAGGGTTCGCGGATCACTCACAAGCGGCTTTCGGTAAAATTGCGGTGGGCGGTGCGGCCCTGTTTGGTGTGGTGCAGGGCATTAAGGGCGCACTGGGGCCAGCGGCGGATTTTGCCGGGGCGCTTAATGAAGCCAGCGCCAAGGGGGTGAGCGATAGCGCCTTGCAAAAGATGAGCACCGACGCCCTAAAATTCAGTATGCAGTATGGGCGCAGTGCGGTGGATGTGGTGCGCTCCAGTGCCGATGTGCGCAGTGCTATTGGTACGCTGTCTGACCGCGATTTGCCTCGTTTTACCCTGGCCACCAATGTGCTGGCCGCAGGCATGAAAACCACCGGTAGCGAAGCCGCCGCCTATATGGGGCAAATGTATAACCAGTTTGACAGCTATGCAGACCGCATTGGCAAAGTGAAATTTGCTGAAGAGGTGGCCGGTAAAACGGCATACATGGCGCAGGCATTTGGCGTCAATATGCAGACCATGGCTGACTTGATGCAGGGTTCCAAAGGGGTTGGCGCTAACTATGGCGTTGGCATGGATGAGCAATTTGCCGTGTTGGGCCAGTTGCAAAAAACCTTGGGAACTGAGGCCAGCGGCAGTTATGAAACCTACATGAAAGGGGCCGCTGCCGGGGCTAAAACGCTGGGACTCAGTTTTGTGGATGCTTCTGGCCAGATGCTGACCATGCCGCAAATGCTGGAGAAATTACAGGGGCGCTACGGGAAAACCATTGAGGGCAATTTAAAGGCGCAGACCGAGCTGGATAAAGCCTTTGGTGACGGGGCGAATGTCATTAAACAGCTTTACGGTAATGTCGATTTGCTGAAACGCAATATTGGTGAGTTGGGCAGTAATGACGGCATGAAACGGGCCGGTGAGATGGCCAAGAAAATGGCCGACCCATGGGAACGGCTGATGGCCATCTGGACGGGAATGCGGGTGATTTTGGGCTTAACCCTGTTACCGGTGCTGTATCCCATTATGAACCGGGTATCGGCTATCGGGGAGAAATTCGCCCGCTGGATGCAGTTATTCCCCAATATCGCCCGGTTGATCGGCTATGCCATGCTGGCGCTGTTGAGTTTTGCCGCCGCCGGTGCCATTGCCAATATGGTGATGGGGATCAGCATGTTTATCTGGATGGGATTAAAACTGCTGTGGGGTGCATTGTGTGCGGTAACCCAAATCCACACTGCGGCCATCTGGTTGTATAACAAAGCGATTATTGCCGCTAACGCTACCATGCGCATTATGCGCGGTGTCTTGCTGGCGCTACGTATCGCGGCCATTTCAGCGGGGATCTCCTTTAGTTTCCTGACATGGCCGGTGTTATTGGTGATTGTGGCCATCGCGGCACTGGCGGCGGGTATCTGCTACCTGATTAAGTATTGGGATGAGATTAAAGCGGCTATTACTGATACCGCTGCATTCCAGTGGCTATCCGAGGTGGTCACCGCTGTCGGGGACGTATTTGGCGGAGTATGGCAAAAGATTGTATCCGGCTGGCAGTGGCTGGTAGCGGCTATCACCGGTTTATCACCACTGGCCGGGTTCAGTGCCATGGCTGATAGCATCGGTAATGTGTTTAGTGGCTTATGGGACTGGCTGAAAAGTACCTTTGCCGAAACCTATAATTGGATTATCGATAAGCTGAATATTATTCCCGGTGTCAGCATTGAGGCACAAAGTATTGCCGCCCCGCAAAGTAGCCCAATCAATTCCGCTAATGGCTTATTAACTGGTGGCCAGATGCGCAATATTGATAAAGGCGGGATTAATAAAGAAATCAGTAATAACTCTAAATCCGTGAGTGATAACAGCAAACGCATTGAGAATGTCCATATTAATATGCAGGGTGGCATGACGCCGGGTGATTTAATGGAATGGCAGGAATTAAATTAATGACGGAATTAATGTATATCGACCTGCTGATAAAAGACGGTGACTTTGTATTAAATACCGGTAATGAACCGACACTGTGTAATAACCGTATTAGCATTGGTCAGGATTGTATTCACGCCATTATTGAAAGTGGCTTAACCACCCAATTAATTGCTGAACGCAGCCCGACATTACGCGCCGATGTGATCACCCAGTTGATTATTTTAATTGAAGATGATGAGCGCATTATTCCCGGCACGGTGGTGGTGAATAAAGAAACGGCCACACGGCTATGGGTAACGGCTGATACCTACGATTTCGGCCCGATTACGGTAAGTGCGGATTATGAGTAATAAACCTGAAATAGATTATGAGCAGGTATTACAAGATAGCGGGATGCCGACCACGGAAACAGACATTCGGCAAAAGTTTGACGAGCTGGTAGAAGAGGAGGGGTTAATTACCAATACCTCCGATATGTCGCCATTCTGGCGGCTGATAAAAACCCTTGTCACTCGCCCGGTGCTATGGCTCAACGAAGTGTTAATCAATACCGTGCTGGCCAATATGTATCTGGCCACTGCCAGCGGCACTTTTTTGGATGTGTTTGGCTGGGGCGTCAATGCCAGCCGTAAACCGGCCACCGCTGCACAGGGCATGATCCGCTTCTATAAAGCTGATATTCAACAAGATGTGGTTATCCCGGCGGGGACGATGGTTCAGACCGAACGCATTAACGGCAAAATTTACAGCGTGGTGGTAAGCAGTGAAACCGCCATTGCTGCTGGTAGCGCCAGTGGGCTGGTGCCGGTGAAAGCGGCTGAGGTGGGCGGGGCGTTTAATCTGGCCCCCGGTTACTACCGTATCTTGCCGCAGGCGGTGCCGGGCATAGAACGGGCACAAAGCGAGGGCGATTGGTTAACCGTGCCGGGTGCTGATAAAGAGTCAGATGATGATTTTCGCGACCGATGCCGCAACCAATTTAACTTAGTGGGCAACTATCACACCGATGCGGTGTACCGCAGCATGATAGCCGGGGTTGTCGGGCTATCCATTGACCGGATTTATTTTTTGCACGATGCCCCGCGCGGGCCGGGTACTGCCAACGCTTATCTGTTGTTAGACAGCGGCGAGATATCACAGCCGTTTATTGATGCGGTCAACGACCATATCACCAATCAGGGCCACCATGGCCATGGCGATGATATGCAGTGTATGCCGCTGCCGGAAAGCCAGCATGATTTAGTGGTGACGCTGTATGTCAGCAATAAACAAAATTTAACCGCTGATGAGTTGGCCAAGCTGGAAAGCGGTGGTGAAAACCTGATCCGCAGCGCCTTTCGTCAGAACAGCAATTACAAGGTGCTGAAAACGTGGCCCTATTCCCGCTTCTCATTTTCCAATCTGGGGCGAGAGCTGCATAAAACGTTTCCGCTGATTGAGTCACTGAGTTTTTCACTGAGCGATATTGTCAGTGATCTGAGTGTGCCGCGCCTGAACAGCTTAACGGTGGTGATTGAAAATGCCTGATTTCATTAGCCGATTAACAAGCCTGCGTCTGCCGTCATGGATGGATAAAGGCGAATCAAACAAGTTACTGCGGGTGTGCCGCGCATGGTGGCAGTGGGTGCATAGCTGGCTGAACTGGCCGCTTAATCAGTTGGATGCGGCCACCTGTGCCGTGCCACTGCTTAACGTGTTGGCCTATCAGCGCGATATCAGTCGCTTTAATGGTGAGCCGTTGAGCCTGTACCGCAAACGGGTGCAATACGCCTTTATTAACGCCGCTGACGCCGGTTCGATAGCGGGATTTATTGCCATCTTTGAACGCCTTGGCATTGGGTATGTGGAATTGCTGGAGCGCCAGCCAGACATTGACTGGGATGTGATTCTGGTACGCGTCAGTGACAGCCAGATAGCCAGTAACAGCGATTTGCTGATGCAGATTATTCGCCAGTACGGCAAAACCTGCCGCCGTTATCGTTTTGAAGTGATCACCTATTCCGGGCTGCGTATTCGCGCCGGTTGGGTGGGCCATGAATATGTGACTTATTGCGCCCGCAGTGACGTGGCCACCGCTAACACCACAGTAGCCACCACCTTTAGCGCCTCATTAACAGGGAAGAAATGATGTCTCAATCAATTATCACCACTGCTTTTGAGCAGTGGAAAGCGCAGGAAGCCGCAGGCGGTAACACCGTAGTGGTGGATGAATTTGTATTAGCTTTGGTGCCGGGACTGGATCCGAATGTCCCGATTGACCGCAGCGAGGGTTTACCGCCTGCCGGGCAGATTGTTCACCGTCAGGCGGTCAATAAAGTCGGTGTGGTTAATCAGAATGCGGTGGTGTACTCCATCACGTTGGGTACCGAAATCGGCGATTTTGATTTTAACTGGATTGGTCTGGTGAATAAGACCAGCGGCACAGTGGCCATGATTGTTCATGCCCCGACCCAACGCAAGATTGCTAACGCCAATGGCCAGCAGGGCAATGCCTTAACCCGCAGTTTCCTGATGGAGTATGACGGTGCCGCCACTGAAACGGGGATCACTGTCCCGGCAGAAACGTGGCAGATTGATTTTACCGCCCGTCTGACCGGCATTGATGAAATGCAGCGCCTGATTAACCTTGACCACTACGGCCTCGGCGCATTTTTCGCTGATGGTTTTTTGGTGGCCAAGACCGGCCAGCAATATTACGTGACGGCAGGCAGCGCTTATGTGGGCGGGTTACGTGCCGTGCTGGCGGCTAACAAGAATATTACGGTGTCGGCCAAGCCAGTGAAAGTGTGGGCAGACGTGAGTTTGCAGGGCAATGTGGTCAGTCAGTGGGAAAGCATGGTATCCATGACCGTGGCGGCAACGCTGGCAGATTATCAGGACAATGCAGGGTTTATGCACCGGGTGTTTGCGGTCGCCAGTATTGACGCCGCGGGCAATATTACCGACCTACGTCCCAAAGGCTCATTGACCGAACAAGAAACCAGCGACGCGCTGGCGCAACATGAAAAATCCCGTAATCACCCAGACGGCACTCTGTTATATAAAGGTTTTGTCCAGTTAGACAGTGCCACGGATAGCAGTAGCGAAACGCTGGCCGCAACTCCGAAAGCCGTCAAGATAGCGATGGACAATGCCAACGCCCGGTTAGCCAAAGAGCGGAACGGCGCGGATATTCCCAATGTGCCATTATTCCGGCAAAACTTGGGGATTAAGGGCGCGGCCTCGTTAGAGGTGGGCACCACAGCCGGTACTGTGGCGGCGGGTGATGATCAGCGGATTGTGGACGCTATTAGCAGTAAGAATACTAATATCGTGCTGCCCGGCGCACTGACAGTGACTAGTGACTCTCGTGCTGGCCGATTATTGTCAAAAAGTGATCTTATTGCCGGAGAAGGGCGAGTCGGAGGCCATGCAACACTGGCAGTAGATGGCAATGTCCACGGCACTGTATGGGGTGGGGCACTATCTACCTATCTGCTGTACGGCCAAGGCGGATGTACGGTACAGCAGGTGTTTCATGGGTCACGCCACCACCGGTACACCACTCTGCTGTACCGTACATCCGCCTTGGCCGTACAGCAGAGCATCTGCATAAACATCTAACAACTCGGCGGGGTAAAAGCTCAGTGTTGTGGCTGAGAAATAATACATTATGGCTCCTCCCTCTCAGTAACCAATCGCAATAAATAATGGGTAAACATTTGTGCCAGCCCTAGACCCTGCGGGGCGCTGTAGCATGGTAACCACATAGGTGTTATTCCAGGCGGCAGTTTGATAAAAAACATCGTTATCAAAGTTTTGGTCGGGAGACTTGGTTGAGACATGAGCCATCAAACAAGCATTAGCTGCTGTACGGCCAAGGCGGATGTACGGTACAGCAGAGCGCCCCGCAGGGGCTAGGGCTGGCACAAATGTTTCCCCATTATTTATTGCGATTGGTTACTGAGAGGGAGGAGCCATAATGTATTATTTCTCAGCCACAACACTGAGCTTTTACCCCGCCGAGTTGTTAGATGTTTATGCAGATGCTGGAACATTACCGGCTGATTTAGTGGAGATTGATGATGATGTTTATGCTCAATTCTCTGATATGCAGCCAATCGGGAAAAAGCGCGGCGCAAATAAAAAGGGAATGCCTGAATGGGTTGATATTCCTGTGCCAGTCATCACCGATAATGATATCGCAGCAACCGCCCGGCGCTATCGTGATGCTTTCATTGCCGCCACTGATGCTCTGACCATCATTGATTATTCCATTGATGATAAGCCACTGACCGAGGCGCAACGTAGCGAGTTAATCGCCACCCGTGCCGCTTATCGCTTATGGCCAACACTGGCCAACTGGCCATTAATCGAGTTGCCAGAGCTGCCGCAGTGGCTTTTGATTGAAGCGGTGAATCAGGGGTATCGGGTGCCAGTCTGGCCGGAGCTGCCTGATGTGGCGTAAAGCAACCTTATCCATTCCCGGTAATATGGCCGCAGTCAATTGTGCCATGCTGCCGGTGCATCCGTGGGTTTATGGCGTGGGCCGCAGTGAAGAATCGGGTAGTTATCTGAGTCCGCAGAACGCGGTGGATCATCTGGCGGGCAAACTGGCGGGCAGCGGTGGCCAGCAGTCGGTGGTGGTGTTTATGGTGTGTGCTGCTGACCATCCCGCATTTATGCAGGCGCTCACGCAATTTTCTACGGTACTGCCGTTGCCGGTGTTCTCTCAAGTGGCCCGCATGGCCAACACGGCGGCCACACTGGCCACCACCAAAATGCAGTTACCGGCCAGAGCCGGAAACGGATTACCGTTGCCGCAGTCGTTATCTACCGCAACCAGCCGTATGGCCATCAATGCCCAACGTATTGCACAGGCCAAAGAGGCCGCCGGGGCGGGGGCTAATCTGGCGGGTCTGGCGTCGGCATTGTCCGGTTTTGCCAGCGCTAAGGCGGTGGCACTGGCCAGTGTGGAAAGTGCGTTAAATGGCTTACTGGCAGGCAGTGCGCAGGCGTGGGTATTTACCGCCAGCGGCAGCGCGGCCACCCTTGCCAGCGAAATGAAAAAGAATGTTCCGCAGCAGGATGCTGTTTTTACTCTGGCCACCTTGTTTGCCGGAGAGGATTTAATCACGCTGGAGGCGATGATAAATGACACAGATAGTCATGCTGGCACTGGACGGTGAAGCCATCCCGTTAAAGGGGCTGACCGTGACCCCCACCATGCAATTTCAGGAAAAAGACCAGTCCGGGCAGACATCCAGCACCGCCACGGCAGAGCAGGGCATTAAGGCCAAAGAGCTGCGCGTATCCGGTTTGGTGTCATTTAGCACCCCGGAGGTATTAACCCGCATTTTTGCACTGGCTGAAACCAAAGAAGCAGGCGGCGCACTGAAAAAATACCGGGTGGCCAATCAGGTGGCGCAGGCGATTAATTTTCGACTGGCCACCTTTACCGGCGCGATTGATGCGCCGAAACAAGATGGCAAAATGGCGTGGCTGGTGACCTTTACCCTCAAAGAGTTTTTGAGTGTGTCAGAAAAACGCGAGGCCCGCGCCGGGGGCAAAACTGCCGCCAAAAAGCAGACCGCAGGCGGTACCGGCGGCAGTGACGCGGGCGAGGATGCAGAGAAATTAAGCTGGTTTGAGCGCAAAGTGTTGAAACCGGTCAATGATGCACTGGGGCCAACCTCATGAAACCTATTCGCAGGCTGATGCTGTCCGGCGATGCGGTGCCGCTGGTTGATGCCAATCTGGTGTTGGAGCTGAACGCCTGCGGGCGCGGTTTTATTACCGCTGAAACCACTACCGATTACACCGGTAAACTGGTGCGACTGGATGCCGGTTACCCTGAGTTGGTATTACGCTGGTTTACCGGTTATGTGGAGCGCTCGCAACCGGCAGAGAACGGCGCACAGCGGCTATTTGTGCGCGAGTTAACCGGTGTTTTTGAACGGATGTGGCCGGTATCGATGCAACACCCGACCCTGCGCCAGTTGGCCGACTGGCTGACCGATAACAGCGGGTTAACGTTCCAGCTTGCCGCCAGTGCTGACTATAACGATAAGCCAATACCACATTTTACCCATAGCGGCAGCGGTTATCAGTTGTTAGCCAATATCGGCCACGCCTTTGGTATCGCTGATTATGTCTGGTATCAGTTACCAGACGGCGCGGTCTATATGGGCAGTTGGCAACATTCACTGTTTGCCGGTAAGCCGATAGATATTCCGTCAGAGTTCAGTACCGCAGCAGCGGCAGGCAATACCATGACGGTGCCAATGATCCAATCAGTGCGCCCCGGTGTGGAATTGAATGGCCAGCGCTTAACCACCGTTCGGCTGAATAATGATGATTTGGTACTGACATGGACACCGCGCAATAAAACCACCGGCAAGCCATTGCAGAAAACCCCCATCCAGCGCCAAATTGATAATGCTTACCCGGAGCTATCAGCCGGGTTACATCTGCCGAAAATGGCCCGTGTTGAGGGGCCAAGCGAAGCAGTGACCAGCGGCGATATGGCCGACTCGTTCCGGCCCCGCTATGCCGTGAATCTGCAATTGCTGGATGATGATGGCAAGGCGGCAGCAGATACGCCGGTTTATCCGGCGGTGCCGCTACCTTTGCCGATGGCCGGTGCCGAGTCGGGCATGTTCCAGTTCCCTCCGGCGGGTACTTTGGTGGAAGTGGGCTTTACCGGCGGCAGGCCAGATAAGCCGTTTGTGCGTCAGACGCTATCACAGGGTAACAATCTGCCCACCGTGCAGCCGGGCGAACAGTTACAGCAACAGCGTGATGGGGTATCGCAGCGGGTAACGGTGGCAGGTGACTGGGAGCGCAAAACCGATCAGGTTATTCGTGAGGAATCCATGAGCCGGGTGATAACGGCCGATGATGAAACCCGCGCACTGGTGGCCCGTGAAACCACCGTTCAGGCCACCGATAAAACCACGGTACTAGGAACGGCCACCTTACTGGCTGGTGCTATCCAGCAGATTAGCGAGGGGGATTACAGTCTGGCCACCCAAGCCAGTTACATGGCCAAAGTGGGCAAAACCTTAACCACCGATGTGGGGCAGGATTTGATAGAGAAGATTGGTAATATCCGCAGCAGCATAGCCGCTGCCCGGCAGGATGTGATAGCGCCGGTGGTGTGGATTGGTAGCCAGCAGATTAACGTGATGGCCCTCATGCTGGAAACATTGGATGTGGTGAAAGAGCTGGCAGCACTGACCGCCGCACATACCCACGATAATACCGGTGGCCCACTGAACGCCGGGAGCATCACCGCCACCGGGGCCAAGTCTGATGGATTACGTGATAAATATTCCCCTGTGATCGGCTAATCGATCTCGCCCAATCTGCCCGCCGCGCGCGGGCTTTTTTACGCCTATCCAAAAGCACCGCCAGCAGCCCAACAAGCCACGCAATAAACCCACCATCACACCGCAACACCCGAAATGGATCACGCTAGCCACGTCCCGCACACGTAGCAGAACATGCCACGAAAGAAACGTAATCATGACGGAAACGGCACTACACCGCACCCGCCTGCACACTTTGCGTTATAAAGTTTTTTCAGTTTTAGTTTTCTACAAAACACCCCGCCAGCCCGCGCCGTGGCTGGGGCTTTGCGGCAATTCGCCAACTGAAAAGATTGAAAAGAATTTCAGTATTTTCCAGTTTTTGGATCACGTGGTTTTGTGGGAGTGTCAACAACATATTGAAAAATAAAAAATAAATATAAATTACGTGGATCGTTGAGCCTTAGCGTTGAATACGAGAAAAAGCAGGTAGAATGTAACAGGCCAGACTTGGCAATGGCTACACGGCAGTTTTATCATCTTGCCGAAACTGAAATTTACTTCGAACCTTCCTGAGGAAGAAGCATTCACGATGCATTGACTTAGAATGTTGAGAGTGGCAAATTGGTATGGATTTTTTTCGTTATGGAAACTAAAA